CATTTGAGCATCCATTTGTTGTTGTTGCTCATTAGATTTTTGAATTGTAGCCTGCATATCTTCCCACGACTTTTCCAACGTAGCAACTTTCTCAGCCACAGTCTCAGCAAGTAATACATTCAAAGCATCTATCGGACGAATCTCCTTAGCATTCAATGAAAATTCCATCATCTGCTTAACATCCTGAGATATTTGCATATACCTACTTCCATCTTCAATCTCTAAAGCATAATCCTGATAAGCAATATCTACAGTAGCTTTTAAGAATCCATATTTCTCAGTACCTAATACAGCCTCACCTTCATCTGTTTTATAAAAAGCATAAGATATAATACTCTTATCTAATACTGCCTTCATAACCCTTTGTACAAAGCCTGAGAAGCCATAAAACAATGCCTCTGTTATTGTACGAGAATTAGCAATATCTGATTGTTGGGCCGTAGCTGTTGAACTTGCCGCCGTTTGTCCCATTCTATTTTCATTAATACCCGTAATCTGATTTATATTACTAATGATGTTATTTTCCACCATTAATAATTGTTGGAAAGATTCCGTTAATCCTAAATCAAATTGTTGAAACATAGAACGTGGGTCTAAGTTTCTTGTTCCCATATTACCCGCAGCAGAAGAATCATATTCTAAAGCTTGGTCATTAGCCATTCTATAATAAAGGTCAGTTAGTTTTTGATTCTGTCCCAACCCCGCTTTATCAATAGTTAAGATACGTCCCTTCATCTTAGCTAATTCCTTATTCTTTTGGTATTGAACTAAGTCATAAAGGTTCTCGTAATTCTCCATTATTTGTTGTAACGAAACAGTAGTTCCATTCACCATTCCATGCGTATAATTAATGTACGTAGAACTTAAAATAGTGGAAGGGTCATCAATACTTCTTTTCTTTCCTTGAACAGGACGCATATTAATATCAATGATACCGCCGATTCTAGTGGCTTCGTAAGTTTGAGTAATATACTTAGTTACAATTTCATATTCTCCCTTAGCAACATTCTTATCGTGAAATTCTTTATTAGATTCATACTTCTGAGCATTCATCTCTAAAGTAATGGTATCTTCAGATGGGTCAATCATTAACTGACTTGCAGTTTTCTTTACCTTCTTATAATACAAATGTTCAACTGAATCCCACTCGATATGAATAACATCACACATTAACTCTCCGTTATTGTAAGACATAAATCCTCTACCAAGTCCATTCGCTCCTACATAAGTTTGAGGATTTAATCTAGCGGTATCTAAAGTATCTCTTTGGTCTTTTGTTAATTCATATCTCAATAATATCTGATGAACAGCCATTATCTTTCTAGCCCCTCTAATAGGACTTTGGTCGTGGTAGCTATCACCGTCCACTATTTCGTAAATAGCATCTCTAGGGTCTATATTATGAAGCTTAACCTCACCCTTCTCATTGAGTTCCACCATCATATTCGCACGATTAGTGATAACGCAATTTAAAAAAGCATCAGAGGTTTTTTTCTTTATATCTAAACATTTTGTTTGTTGATTAATTATAATCTGAGCAACATCTTCATACTTATTCTTGAAGTTCATCTTCTCAAATACAGTTTGATTCTCAGGAATAGGCATACCTTCCATTACATCCACTCCTGCAACATCCTTAACGGCAGCAATCTCATCACGGGCTTCCATAGCCCCTTTTAAGAAATAATACTGCTCCATCTTATCAGATATAGCTCTTGCATTAACAGTAGTTACAGTAGACATTAAAGGTCTCTTTAAATACTCTCCTTGTAATAAATCTATTTTAGTTTTTCCGAGACGATAAGCGATATACTGCGCTTTATTTTCTTGCCCGTATGTTTTAGTGAGCCACTCAATAGATGCAGGGTTTTTAATACCATTGTACCCGTTAAACATCCTTGTCATTCTATAACGAGCGTCATTATAATTCCTTAAAATATTTTCAGAATAATCTAAGTGTTTCGACATCCAAGCAGGAGTCTTATCCTTAGTTGGTATATCTTGTCTTGGTAGGGTGTTACTGCTCATTTATATTTTGATAAATTCCATGATTTACTCAATCCAAATATAAATAAAAATTATTGATTCAACATAAATACTTATCAATCAATCTTTCCAAACATCATTCCGAACAAATCACTGTCCTGCTGAATGTTTTTTAATGTAGTAGCTCCATTAGCTAATTTCATGCCTCCATGCCCGTCAGAAACGAATTTAGGTAAGTCATATCTATTAGGAACATCATTACTCTCATTATCCCTTGGCTTCACCTCAAAGCTTACATCCTGCATTAAAGACAGTATATGAGCATCCGCCAAGTCATTATCACTACCTACTTCCACAATATCGTAATTACCTAACTGATTAATTAAATCACAAGGGTCTCCACTCTGTCCGAACCAATACTCATGTCCATTATCTAATATATCTGTTTGAGCTAAACTAGCACCTCTTGGTCTTGAAAATGTAGTGAACCTTACCCCCTTCTCATGTGTTTGCTGCGAAGATTCAGATTCAAATTTCTTAGGTCTATCAGCTAAATACTTCCACCCTCCGTTCTCTAAGAAATACTGCATTACTAAAGCAGCTCCAACGTCAACAAGTACATTCTCAATTAGATTGTAATACACCGCTGCTTTTAAGCATAATTCATAAAACAATTCTTTCCTTCTAGGTCTACAAGATATTACCGCCACAGGTGCGCTTTTCATTGCTCCGTTAATATTATTAGCCCTTATCCGTATGCTCATTGCCCCTAGGGATTTAGACTCCTTAGCTTGGTCTTGATCGAATGAATCGAGTCCGCTCGTGTATAGATGGCTGAAACCCCTACGTGGATGCTCGCTGTCGATGATACAGATACACTCATTTTGGTCATCGTGTTTAGTTAAAGCTACTGCCGTTACCTCCAATGGCATTTTAATCATTCCATTCTTATCCTTTACCCACTCCAATTTATATTTAGTGTATTTAGGATGAGATAAATTATCAACAATGTGTTGTTGGTCATTTAATCTATTTAAGTCAAAGTTATTAGAGATAGTCTTTCTAAACATCTCTTGCTCGTTAATAGGATTATTCTGCAAATCCTCATTATAAGCCACCATGTCCCCTGCCGCCAACATCCTTTCCCTTTTCTCTAAGATATTCTTTAAAGAGTTCTCTCTATCCTCTACACCCACTAATTGATAGTCCTTATATTTAAGAAACAAAGATGACTTTCTAGGGATGTCCTGATAGCTATTTCTAGCCCCTCCATAGAGATTAAACCTATCCGCAGGTATCATAAACTTAACAAAGTTATAAGCGTCGGGCTTAGCCCATATCTTCTTAAAATCCTTACTTCCTTTATTTACATTACCCGCCGTACCAAAAGCTACTAATATACCCTTCTGCTCTCCACCTGACATTAAACAGTCTTTAGTAGCTCCGTAAAACTCAATCCAATCCTCATGCTCACCTATCTCCTCACTTACCACTACATTCAAATATAAACCCTTGTAAATATTTGCATTTATATTAGCTGTTCTTGCGTAAATAACATTAAACGTCCCCTTGTCTTGATAAGTTCCATTCTGGTCTTTAATAGAATATCCCGCTACAATTTCATCATCATTATTAACCGACTTCTTTACAGACAACTCCAATGGCATCTTACTATCAGAAAATCTCCACTTCTCTACAAACCCTTCTGTATAATCTTTTAATCCTGCTGCTACACCCGCCTTAAACCCATAAGTAAATCTCCATCCATAATCTACTAACATCGTGGAAACAGCCTCAGAAATACCCTTTCTACGTCCCTTAGCGCATAGCAAATTCTTTCCATTAGCCAAACAATACTCAATGTGATAAGCGAGTTCTAAGTGCATATCTACCATATCAGGAGTGATGGTTCCTACAATCGTGGACATTAACTTATAATTCATGTAGTAATAGAATCTGCCGGGAATCCAAATATCACCTATCCAAAAGCCCTGATGAATCTTAGCTAATTCATTATTCCAATATTCAGCGTGTTCAAAAGTGCCTAATACTTTAGGGTTTAAAGCTGAATCCGCATACGCAGGAATCCCTTTAAGAACAACGGGCATTAATAATGATAAAAACCCCTTAGGTTTTATGTAAGGGGCCATTGGAATCTTTAAAGATACAGGGCAAATATATTTCATGTTATTTCAATTTGTTTCAAAATTCATAAAGGAAAATATGTGTTCTATTATTGGTAGCGTCCAACCATCCCCTAATAAACTAGCCGCTTTATTTCTAGTCAATATGTCGAGATAATTATCCGGAAAGCCTTGTAATCTACACAATTCAACTTTATTAAGCGGTCTAATATTGTCTCCTGTAAACGCAAATAACGGCTCATTTCCCTGAAGCAAACAAGGGCTTTTACCTATTACTACTCTTCCTCGTCTTGTTGTTGATGACGGGAACGACAAATTTAAACAATCGTTTTCGGTGGCATATTGATAGCCATCAGTTGTGTTCGTTTTTACCCTTAGCCTGTTATCTTCTACTTCAATTAAATCCTTATATTTTTCTAAATAAACTACATTTCCAAACTTATTGTACCTATCGTGCATTTTACCTAAATCAGTATTCAATCTTTCCTCACTTTCCAAAACTGCCCTTGCTTTATCTCTATCGGTATATCCGTCAGTTAAAATGTCCCTAAACATTATTCCTCTATCTTTTGGCTCAGGAATATCCGTTACTACATCAAACATCGTTTCTTTAGTTCTGATATTAGTCCAATAGTAACGATCTCTTAATTGGGCCGTTAGAAGCGAACTATTCATTCTACAAGGATAAAGCCCCATTGCCCTGCTCATTATTCCAATATCCTTTTTACTTGCACTTCCAACGTTTTCTTGAAAGAATATTACTTTTGGATTAAGACTCCTAATATGATTTAAAATATCAATAAACACCCAAAACAAACTACTTTTCTTTCCGTCAATTCCTGCTCTTTTTCCGGCAATGCTTAAATCCTGACATGGACTTCCACTTAATAATAGATTAACTTTACTCCAATCAATATCCCATTCACGCCATTTAGTAACATCTCCAACTTGTATTGTGTCAGGAAAATGATGTTGTGTAAGCTCAATGGCATAAGGCTTTATTTCACTTGAATAGTACTTCGTAACCTTGTGTCCACAATTTTCTAAGGCTTGTCTACCTGTGTTCATTCCGTTAAATAAACTTACTACTACCATAGTTTCAATTTATTTCAACTTAACTGGTTTATTGATTATAGAGTTATAATTTCTCTCATTAGACATCAATTCCTCCAAATAACTAAGCTCCATTTTACCCTTTACAACACCCCTCTTTTGTATCACAATGTCAGACTCCCTCTCTAAATCAGAGATATTAGACCTTAAAGATGTGATACCGTCAGCTATCTTCTTTACCTCAGAAGGCTTATCCTCATTCTCTAATTGTTTAGCCCACTTATCTATTCTAGTTTGATAAGACCTAGCCACTTCAATTTTAGGATTATATTGTAAAGATGTGTAATCATCCACCGCTTTCAAAATTCTTCCACTTTCTACAAGCTCAGATTCATTATCTCCAAAAGAATGAAACATAGCCTTTCTCTTTCTCTCATGCTCAGGAAATTGGCGGTAAATAGAATTATAGTCTGTGTAAAGAATTACATAAAGCATTTCTTTCTCATTAAGCGCTCTAAAAGAGGGACATAACTTCACTACTTCAGGATGTAGAATGTGTTGATTATTCTCATCCAAATAAAATAACATACTCATAAGCCTCTGTTTTTAATAATTTGTCTAGCCTCTCCGTAGAACATTCTCATTGCTGTGTCAGAGTCTGCCATTGCCATATTTAATGCAATATAGCAACATTTTTTCACTTCTTCTACATTAAGGTTCTCAAATTCACTATACCGCCAGTATAAATCCTCTGCAAATTTCTGTGGCCCTCCTATCGGAAACTCATCTTTATTACTCATTCACTTTCTTTATTAAGTATTTATTTTCGCCATCAAACCTCTCCCAATAAGCCTTCATTGACTTAAAATCTGCTCCTATCTCCACACCTCCCCTTACAGAAGAACCTGTTATCACTCCTTCATCCACTATTATAGTGACAGAATCCCATAAGCCTTCAGCAGAACTTACTTCCCATCTGCCGTCGAATATCTTAGAACTCGTATTCTTCTCCTTCATTATAAATTAAATTAACAGGTTCTACAATGTTTAAAATTTTATCTCTGAATGTATTAAGAAATAACTCCACCTCAGAGCGTAAATAAG